ACACCACTATCAATTAAGTCAAATTCAAATACATATGCGTGTTCACCCATTTTATTTGTTGTAGTGCTTACATGATAAATCTCTCTACCATAACAGGTCCTATTTATTACCTTATCTATATTCTTTATTGTTAACATACTATAACTCTTTTAATGCTTGATTAAATGTCCACTTAACATTTTTAATTTGACTGAAATAATTTGCTGATATCCAATGATTACTAAATTTACCACTATCAACTCTATACATATTTCTACTATCTTCGATATCCCATCTCGGTTGTCTATATACATCAATAGTTACCCAATTTGTATCGGTATCTTGAAATGAAAAACAATATCTATCACTATGTTCTTCGGCTTCCCTTAATGTGTATTTGCCATCTGCAAAATTCATTCCGGTTATATCGGTTGGATTTTTAATGTTTAACATATTATATTGATTTTGCCATATTATACAATAAAGTTTTAATACCACTCAATGAACTTATACTTTGTTTTGAGGTAGTTGTATTTGACAAAGGTAAATGACGGCCGTCTTCATGAACTTCAACCATATTTATATGTGCAAGTTCGCCATTAGCATCGGTGGTTGGTATAAGTAAAGAAACATCCACTCGTTCTGGAACTGAATAACTTTGTTTTATTTCATTTAATGAAAGCATGTATGTTTTAGATGTTGTTCCGGATGTTACTTCCTCTACACTTATACATTTATACATCTGTTTTTCAGCATTGAATAATGGAATATTAAACTCTATATTAACCAAATATTGTGGGCCTTTCTTTGTTAGTTTTTTCATTACTTCTAATTTGTCATCTAATTCAAATAATAATTTGTCTTGTTCCTCTCTTGTTAAATTCTTTATGTATTCCCAAACTTGGTCGGGTGTCATACCATCAAATACTTTTTTCATTATCTATTTAATTTTGTTATACATTCATCAACTTTATCTCTCAACTTACCACCAAATCCCCAATCACCATCAACTTGTACGTGATGCCATTGTGGAATACCTAATGATTTATATCCAAAGTTTAATTGCATATCATCAATAGAAATCCAATTGGTAGGTTTGAATGACTTAACCCACATTTCAATCTCACATGCTCTATCCCATTCTAACGATGAACTCATTTTCTTACGGGGATTAAAGTGTGTTGTAGTATCTAATAAGTTCCACCTACCAATACCATAATGTTCAAATATCATACTCAACTGAATGAAACCAAAATGCTTTCTCCAATCGGATGATACTACTAATTGTGCATCAGTTTGTTTTATAATCTCACTTAATGCATCACACTCAGCCTTATCCCATGCGTAAGGTATTGTAAAATCATTCATCGTTCCTTCCATTATTTTCACTTTACAATCTCCCCAATTACACCACGATAATGGGCCATCTACATCTATAAAAATTACTTTACCTCTCATAACTTATTTCATTATCTTATTAACTAATTTATTCCAATCTTGTCTTTCAATCTTGTCTGCATTATACATTTCAAACTCATCCTTATCTTTATCATTCTTTAATACAATAAGGTGATACTCATTATTCATATCCGATTTGTATATTATTTCACAAACATTTTTTTGTTCTTCATCACTCATTGAATTTCTAAACCTCATTACGAATATTGGTTTAGGTTTGATTTGTGTTACCGATGGAACTGAATTATTTGGTATTAAATGTGACATATCTTATAATTTATTGTAATAGTGTTCAAATTGTAATACTCTATTGTGTGCCCAATCAACAAATGAATTAATTGTTTTCATAGGTTGACTAGTAAAGTTTCCACTATAAATCGTATTAATCCAATTTCTTCCATCACCATTCTCTGCTCTTTTTATTTGATATGTTTCATTTTCCCAATCTATAATAAATGCCATTACATATGTAGTATTATCTGGTATAGCATATACCCACAATTCAGGGTCTACACCATTTGTTGAAAATTTGTATTTACCACCCGTTCTGGTTGCAAATTTTACATCATCTATTTTTATAAAATTCTCCGGCTTTTTCATAATTTATTTATTTGTTACTATGTCCCAATCATGTATCACATCATTCAAATATGCTAATAAACAAAATGGGTCTTTTACATTATATAATTCAAATTTATATTCCAATTGTGGAGCAGATATACCATCCCACAATTTCATTAGATAAAATTTACCATCACTACTACAAGGTGTTCTATTCATATGAACTTTGAATGTAGTTGAATTAATATTATCATGCACAAATTCAAATTCGTATAAACTTTTATATTCTTGAAAATGCATCACTTCAACTCTCTGTGAATTGACTGCTAATATTTTATCTAAATTTTGTATTGTTATCATATTACAATTGTTGTATTTTTTCCATTACATCCGTTACATCTTCCGGTCTTAAATAACCAATCACATCATCCGTAATAGGAGTGTCATAACATATTTGACCATCTTTGAAAATAGCCAATTCATACAATCCTTTATCACCACCATAAGTGTAAAGACTTTTCACTACTGATACTTCATACCCATTGTCAAATTTAGTTCTACTTACAATACCAAAATCATCACCCATTGGGTTTGGTTTAAATACTATGTCTTTAAATGTTTTCATTTGTTTTAATTTTAATGAGAAGATAGTAGGGGAATTGAACCCCTACTTGTTCCAAACTATCTTATTGTTTAAGTTGTAAAATCATTCCACCGCCACCACCTACAACGGATGGTTGAACTCCATTCCAACGTGTTGCTTTAATATACTCTACATAAGTAGGTGTTAATACTTGTTGAATTTTCTTAACTGCCTCAGCTTCACCCATTGCGTTAATTACTTTTGTTGCACTATCACCTCTCGCTTTAGCAATTTGTTTGTTAGCCTCAGCGATTGAACTTTGTAATTGCATCTTTGATGTTTCAGCATCTTGCTTTGCTCTAATCTTAGCGTTAATAGCGTCCGACAAACTTTTATCAGTAGGAACTGGTTGTTTTAAGATACTAAAGTTATCTACAATGAAACCATCTTTCTCAAATCGGTCAGTTACATTCTTACGAACTTCTGCTTCAAACCCTGGTAAATTATTTAAGATACTATCAACGGTCAATCTACCACTCACATCTTGCATTGAACCTCTAACTACATTTCGTAAGTAAGTGTTTGTAATACTCTCTAAATCATCCGTTTTATACTTTAAGTAAATCTTTGATGCTTTCGTTGGGTTCACTCGGTAGTTTAAACCAATATCCATTTTGAAACCGGCACCACCATTACAACTAACTACAATTGACTCATCCATTGGTTTACCCTCATTTTCACTTTCAGTCCATGCAACGTGTTGTTGTGTTGTTGGGATTGTTACGATATAGGTAAAACCTGGTGTGTAAAACTGAAAACCTGTTAATAAAGGTAAACTATCTATACCTCTATAATCACCACTATTGTCAATCTTAAAACCTACTTCCGTTGGATTGATACGGGTACAACTACCCAATGTTACTACTAATGCTACTAATGTTAATACTTTTTTCATATTATTTTTGTTTGTTTGTTTTGTTTAAAATTTTGAATGCTATTTTGTAAAAGATAATAAATGGAATAACTAAAGGCCAAAAGAAAGTTCCTAAAATACACAATAATATGTATTTCATATGCCAATCACCATATCTATCCATATAACTTTCACTTTCATCATCTTCTTTTGTTTTCATAAATGCTATAAATGTAGCACAATATAAAACACTAATAAGTAAATACCACAATATCATATTAATCTTTGTTTAAATGTTTAATAATTTCTTTCACTTCGTAAAATGCGAATGTAAGAATACCTACTAATAAAAGTAAACCTATTCCATTCCACAATGTAGATGCCAAATTCATTAAAGAGAATGACACTTTAATTCCACACAATATAACCAATGCTATCCCAGCAATTAGAACTGCGTTAATAATACCATTTTTCATATTATACTATTTTGTTTGTAATTTTTAAAATTGTTTCTTCATCCTCTTTTGATAATCTCCATTTGTTGTTGAATAGTTTGTGAACTTGCTCATTCCATGCATCATCCGTACTACTAGCTTCACTATCTTTTTTAGCTATATAACCATCATCATATAACTCATCAACCATCATTTGTTTGTCATAACTACCCATACTTGATATGATATCATCAATATCAATGTCTATACTAATAAAACTCATAATTTATATATTTTCTTGTTTGTATAATTTTAATAATCGTTCACTCATCTCTTTATATCTCATATTGAATTTGTTACTCATCTTTGATATAATGTTTGGATTGCTGTATGGTGAATTGTCAGGTGAACTCCACTTACGAGAATGATACATATAATTGTAAAACATTACATAAGCATTTGCTTTTCTAATGTAATCATCTATGTCAATTTTTAATCCCCACTTCTTCATCAAAGCAACCGACCTCTTTTCGTTATCCAATTCCAGGTCTCTACTTTTAGCAAGTGCCGATTTGATACCTCTAACCGATTTACCACTCAACCATTCCTCAACCTTTTCCAATCCATCACATCCATCAGTCCAAACTTTCACTCCATCAGTCCATTGTGTAAGGTGGCAATATTCGTGTACCAATATACCCAACCAATCTGGTCTATTCATTGCTACTACCAATTGTTTACTTTCCTCATCAAAGTAACCACTACATTTGATATTACCACTTAATCTCAAATATTTCACTTTGCGTAAATCACACTTCACACCATGCTCTTTACATTGTTTTTTCACCCATTGTATAAACCTTTTTTCTTTTGCTCTCATATTATTTTTTTAGTTACGAAATTGGTAGATAAAACGATAGGGGATAGAACTTAATCTATCCCCTTAAATCGTTCTCACCATTAAAACTACTACCAAACGATAGTCTCGTCGTCAGTTGCGTCATCCTTCACTTCATTGAAAAGTTGAGCTTCTTCATCCGACTTAATATATTTTTGTAGTAATTGAGTCATAAACACTCTCTCACTATCTAACCCGCCATCATTACTGAAATAAGGTAAGATTGCAATTTGTGCAGCTTCGAATAAACTGAAACCATCATAGATAAGACCGGCTGCTTCTACATTCACACGGGTAGAAACGATAGTCGAAATCTTACTTGCGTCAGTTTTGATTAACTGACGAGTAGTGTCAGCAATCTCTGCTAATGCGTTTAATGAATACTCATCAGCTTCAGGGAACTTAAACTTTAATAAGGCAAGTTCACCCTCTTTGTCTAATAAGTCCATTTCAATTTGAACAAATCTATCCATCAATGCTCTATCCATTACTCTGGTTGCAGTATACTCACCACCGATATTTGCGGTTGCGATGAATGTAACACCACTTGCTACCTTAACGATTGGTGAACCCTCAGCCTCATCTAATCGTAAGTATCTTTGACCTGCGTCTAATACAGTCATTAAGATATTTGCAGCTTCTGGGTGAGCTCTACTTAACTCATCCAATAAGATAATTGCGTTAGGAGTTTTGATTGCTTTAACGAATGCAGACTCACTAAAGAATGTTCCACTCTCTTTATTGAAATGTGTGTTACCGATTAAGGTTGCTCTCGCATCTTGCGTAGCACCTAAATTGAAATAGAAATCAGGTCGTTTCAAAGACTTCACTAACGATTGTGCAGCTAATGTTTTACCACAACCAGTAGGACCTGTCATTAAGATATTTTTACCTCTAACTGCTGAACGGAGTAGATATTTCCACTTTAAGTCCTCAATGAATAATCCGTTTGGTTTTAAGTCCTTACCTTTTGAGTGGATAAATTCTTTAAGAGCATCATGTGTTTCAAATGCTTCACTTACACTATCACATGCTTCATCCGATATAGTAGCGGAATGTTTTTTGAACTCATCCATTTCTACTAATTTGTAGGAAATTTTACCGGTCTTACCTACATAACCTTGTATTGCTTTACCCTCATCCATAGCTTTTTTCATCGTTTGTTTACTCACACCTGCTAACTTTGTTACTGGTTGATTTTGTGTGGTCAACAT